TTATGTGAGATGTGGAATAGAAAATTCCCAATGCTTATAGCTAGCCGTGGCTTTGGTAAATCCTTTATACTGTCGTTGTACTCTATGATCCGCGCTTTAATTCTACCAGATAGAAAAGTGGTGGTTGTAGGTGCCGCATTTAGACAGTCCAAGGTTTTGTTTGAGTACATGGAGACAATCTGGAATAATGCGCCAATTTTAAGGAGTATGTGCGATGCGAATAGTGGGCCGCGTAGGGACGTGGATAGATGTGTTATGCGTATTAATAAGTCTCGTGTTACTTGCCTCCCTCTGGGAGACGGGCAGAAAATCAGAGGTCAGCGTGCTAATGATATTATTTCTGATGAGTTCGCTTCAATTCCGAGAGATATTTTTGAGACAGTTGTTGCTGGTTTCGCTGCGGTTAGTTCAGACCCTATTGAGAACGTCAAGAAAATTGCTGCAAGGAAAAAGGCGGCAGAGCTTGGAGTAGAAATAGAAGATCAAACTGACGATGTAATAGAAAAGAAAGACAACCAAATTATTTTAAGTGGTACTGTTTAATCATTTTGCCGACTACTGGAAAAAATGGAAGGCTATAATTAAAAGTCAAGGTAAGCAGGCTAGACTTAGAGATATATTTGGTGAAGATCCACCTAAAGATTTTAACTGGAAAGATTATTCTATAATTCGTATTCCTTATGAGTTATTACCAGAGGGCTTTATGGATGCCTCACAGGTCGCTAGATCTAAGGCGACAGTTCACGCTGGTATCTATCAAATGGAGTTCGGGGCGTGCTTTACGCGCGATTCTCAAGGCTTTTTTAAACGTACCCTCATAGAGTCTTGCGTAGCCAATGAAGGTAATGAAAATAGAGAAGCTATATTAGATATAAATAAAAACCCTATAGTATTTGAAGCTAAACTTATGGGCGACAAAGATAAGAAATATGTATTTGGGATTGACCCTGCTTCTGAGGTTGATAATTTTAGTATTGTAGTATTAGAATTACATAATGGACATAGAAGAATAGTTCATTGTTGGACCACTAATAGAGGTGAACATAAAGAGAAGGTTAAAAGAGGATATTCTAAAGAGACTGACTTTTATGCTTATTGTGTTAGGAAGATCCGTGACCTCATGAAGTTATTTCCGTGTCAACATATAGCGCTAGACGCTCAGGGTGGAGGTATAGCTGTCATGGAGGGGTTACACGATAAAGACAAGATACAAGACGGCGAGCTACCTATATGGCCCGTTATAGACGACGATAAACCAAAAGATACTGATGGCGAACAGGGTTTGCATATACTAGAGATGTGTCAATTCGCAAAACACGAGTGGCTAGCTGAAGCCAATCATGGAATGAGAAAAGACTTTGAAGATAAGGCTTTACTATTCCCAAGATTTGACTCAATTAGTTTAGGTATATCAAACGCTGAAGATGCGCTAAAGGGTAGAATGTTTGACACATTAGAGCAATGCGTTATGGAGATAGAAGAACTTAAAGACGAGCTTGCTATGATTCAAATGACCCAAACAGCTTCCGGTCGTGATAAGTGGGATACACCAGAAACAGTTGTTGGAACGGGTAAAAAAGGAAAACAAAGAAAAGATAGATATTCTTCTTTGCTTATGGCTAATATGGCGGCTAGAATAATAGACAGGACTCCAGAACAAGCTGAGTATAATTTTTATGGCGGATTTGCGACTGGCACAAAAGCCAAAAATAAAGAGAAGACCATGTACTCTGGACCAAGTTGGTTTACCAATTCTATGAAAGATGTGTATTAATGTGTATAATATACACATCAGTCCAATTACAATTCAATTGAGGGAAACATGGCAAGCGAAGACACTATGATAACGTGGGACGACTCCGATTCCAGCAGCAAAAAAAGCGCCTTACAACAGATGTCAAATAACATTGACACATATGAGGGCGTAGCAAAAGCTTCTCATTACCGGGATTTTTTGGACATTGAGCCAAATAGATCTGTCAGACCTTCTTTTACTAAAAATGATTACTATGCTTTTAGGTCGGAAGAACAAGTACCTGCTAGAAGTAAAAGAATTATCAAAATGTGTATGGATGCATACGATAAGGTTGGAATCATTCGCAATGTAATTGATTTAATGGGTGACTTCGGTTGTCAAGGTATAAGCATAGTACACGAAAATAAAAGCGTTGAAAAATTCTTTCAGCAGTGGTTCAAAAAAGTTGACGGCAAAGAGAGGTCAGAAAGATTTCTAAACAATCTATATAGAACCGGCCAAGTAATAGTGTACAAAAGCTATGCTAATATTACACCAGACATCTCTAAATATATTAAATCTATCGGTCAAGATATAACCGTAGAAGTACCACAGATAGAGAGCAATCAAATTCCTTGGCGTTATAACTTCTTTAACCCTTTAAACATTAACTTTAAAGATGGTAACGTTAACATGTTCTTAGGTGTTAGCAATCTAGAAATAACTGCAACGTCTTTCTTTGACAATTTTAAAAATGGAGCCATACCTTCTCATGTCCTAGATACTCTACCGCCAAGCGTTAAAGAGCAAATAAAGCGTGGCGATAAAAAGATAGAACTAGATAAAGACAGACTACATATATGTTACTATAAAAAAGATGACTGGCAACAGTGGGCGCACCCACTTGTTTACGCTATCTTAGACGATATTATTATGTTAGAGAAGATGAGGCTGGCCGACATGTCTGCTCTTGATGGAGCTATATCTAATATCAGACTTTGGACATTAGGTAGTCTAGACCACAAAATCTTGCCAAACAAAGCCGCTATTAATAAACTAAGAAATATTCTTGCTAGTAATGTAGGTGGCGGTACTATGGAATTAGTCTGGGGTCCAGAGCTTTCTTACACTGAGTCAAATAGTCAGGTATATAAGTTTTTAGGTTCTGAAAAATATCAATCAGTATTGAATAGTATTTATGCAGGATTGGGTGTCCCTCCAACCTTAACTGGAATGGCTAGCAATGGTGGCGGTTTCACTAATAATTTTATATCCCTTAAAACACTGGTTGAACGTCTACAATACGGTAGAGATCAACTTACTAAGTTCTGGGAAAAGGAAGTAGAACATGTAAGAAAAGCTATGGGCTTTAGAAAATCTGCTCACATAGTATACGATCAAATGAGCCTGTCTGATGAGGCTTCCGAAAAGAACCTCTTAATACAGCTCGCTGATAGGGATATTATTTCGCATGAGACAGTTCTCGAAAGATTTAAAGAAGTTCCATCTGTAGAAAAGATGAGACTAAAAAGAGAAGATAAAGATAGATCAAGAGAAAGCCTGCCGGAAAAAGCTAGCCCATTTCATAACCCAAATAAACAATTTGAAATAGAAAAGATGGAAAAGCAGGGGCAAATAAATGAAAAGGTTGTAGAAAAGAAAGAAAAACAAAAGCCGGTAAACCCAAATGGTCGCCCTCCTAATAAACTGGACGAAGGACCAAGAAAGAAAAGGGTTGAAACCCCTAAGTCAACGCCGGGAGTTGCTGAATTAGTAGTGTGGGCTACGTCCGCATTTGAATCGGTAGAGTTTTTGAATAAAGGTTATCTGGAAGTAAAAAGTAAAGCTAACCTAAGACAATTAACAAAAGAAGAAGCTAACGAACTTGATACAATTAAGTTGTCAGCTTTCTTGGCGCTAGAACCTATGTCTGAACTTAGCAATGAAAATTTATTCAAAGCTGTCTCCTCAAACATCAATATCCCTAATAAATATAAAGATTTAAAGAATAATAATCTAACGTCGGAAGTCTACAAGAAGGCGGTCGTTGGTACTTATATTGAGTCCATTATAGGCCAAAAATAGGGATTTTCTAAAAAATAAAAATTTTTGTGTATATTTAATGTAGAGGTAATACATGAGCATAAAAATATATCAACATGAAATAAACGATGGCATTGGCGATCTCGTTAAGAGTACCGCTAGTGTTGCATATTGCTCTGAAGCAACTTTTCAAAGGGATATCCCTGAAGAAATTGTTGCTAAGGCAATTGCTGAGAATAAAGATCAAATAGACTTATATTACTTAGAGTCTGTTTTAGTTTCTTGTGGCTGGAACAAGAATGACGATGTTTTTCTAGCAGAGCCTACTTGGGCAGCAAGAAACACACCTGAAGATAAACAGTTTAACTTTATGCACGATGAAAATGACATCATCGGACATATCACTGGTAGTTATGTTTTAACGAAAGACGGAAAGGCGGTTGCAAATGACGCAGAGATGCCTACGGATTTTGATATCATTACTCAAGCTGTTCTCTATAATAGTTGGACTGGCGATGAAAATCGGGAAAGAATGGAGAAAATCATCTCCGAAATAGAGGAGGGTAAGTGGTATGTTTCTATGGAGTGCTTATTTGCTGGTTTCGATTATGCTTTAACTAATCCTAATGATGAACATAAGATATTAGCTAGAGATGAAGAGTCAGCATTTTTGACTAAGCACTTACGAGCATATGGCGGTAGTGGAGAGTATGATGGATATAAACTTGGTCGTGCATTAAAAAACATTTCATTTTCAGGTAAAGGTTTGGTTTCTAAACCAGCTAACCCAAGAAGTGTTATTTTAAAATCAGTTGCATTTAATTTAGATGATAATTCTAATCTCAATATAGGAGAACTTAATATGTCAGATAACTTGCTAGAAAAGCAGTTGGCTGAAGTTCAGACCCAGCTTTCAGAAGCTAAGGCTGAAAACGAAGCAATTAAAGCTCAAATCGAAGAAGCAAAAGATAAAGAATTTGCATCAAAGGTCGAAGCTTTTGAAGGAACTATTCAAGAGAAAGACGCAAGTATTGCTGAACTCGAAGAAAGCATCAAAAGCACTCAAGCTCGCGTTGCTGAACTCGAAGACGCTCTTGCTAAATCTCAAGACGAACTTACATCTGCTAAAGAGCATATGGAAGAGATGAAGAAGAAAGAAAAAATGCAGAAAAGAATGGCTGCCCTTGTCGAAGCTGGTTTTGAGCAAGAAGACGTAGAGGCAACTCTCGCCGCTTTCGATGCTCTTAACGACGAAGCATTTGACGTTATTGTTGCTATGTACGGAAAAAAACCGAAGGCTGACAAGTACGGCGACAAGAAAGAGAAAGAAGCAGAAGCTGGTATGCCTCCAGAACTCAAGGAAGCTATTGAAAAGAAAAAGAAGGAAAAAGAAGCTAAAGCCGACGAAGAAGAAGCTGAAGCTGAAGTAACTCCAGAACTTCTTGAGGATGTAGAAACTTCTGAGGCTACTCTTGTTGAAGTCGCTGAAGAAAATGAAGTAGAATCAGCTCGCGCCAGTGTTGCTAGCTGGGTAGAAACCGTTCTTAAAAATAACTAATTTTAATTTCATAGGAGATAAATACTATGGCTCTTAAAGCAGATAGATACGAAGAATCAACTGACATCAGTTTTTTCTACAATGAAGACACTGCCACCCGTGGTGGCGTTGTTCTTATCGACGCAGCTGTTGCTTCCGGCGCAGCTATGGACCAAGGCGGAAACAAAGTTAAGTACGCAGCAGCTACTACCAGTACTGTTCCTGTCGGTATTCTTTTGAATGACGTTGTAAACAAAGACCTTACCAGAACTCACCTTAATCAATATAAAGATGAAGTTCAAAAAGGTGGTAAAGTCACTGTTTTGACTCGTGGCTGGGTTGTAACCGACAACATCGACGCTGTTACTATCGTTCCGGGTCAAGTTGCTTATGCATCTGCTACCGCTGGAAACCTAACAAATGTTTCTACTAGCGGTCAAGCTGTTGGACGTTTTATGTCTCAACAAGACGCTGATGGATACGCAAAAGTTTACATCAATCTTCCAAGCCTTGGTTAATAAAATATAAAAGGAGATAAATACAATGTCAAATATCGAAAGACCTAGCGACGAATTTATTCAAATTCTTCGTGATACTGGTAGCAACAGTCAAGAACAAGCTTATGCAGCTCAAAGAGAGTTCGCAAAAGCTCTTGAAACACCACTTCGCAAAGCGGTTTTGGTTGGTAACATTCTCGGAAACATCTTCGAGAACATTCCTGTAGAAGCTGGTTCTTCAACGGAATATCCGCTTGACCTTATCAGTCCCGGACTTGAAGGTGAACACGTAGCGTACACCAATCCCGGTCACGGTCGTATTCCTGAAAGATCAGTCGAAAGCGATTACGTCATGATTCCAACCTACGGAATCACTTCCAGCATCGACTATCTTCTAAGATACGCCCGTGAAGCTCGTTGGGATATTGTTGGTCGCGCCATGCAAGTTATGGAAGCTGGCTTCGTCAAGAAAATGAATGATGACGGATGGCACACTCTTCTTGCTGCTGGTGTTGATCGCAACATCGTTGTTTATGATGGCGATGCAACCGCAGGCACCTTCACCAAGAGACTTGTTAGCCTCATGCAACTCATCACCCGTAGAAATGCTGGTGGTAATAGCGGAAGTGCAAATCGTGGTCGCATGACTGACCTTTACGTTTCACCAGAAGCTCTCGAAGACGTGCGTAACTGGGGTCTAGATCAAGTTTCTGACGTTATCAGGACTCAGATCTACAACGCTCCAGAAAATGGCGCTCCAATCACCAGTATCTTCGGTGTAAACCTTCACGATCTTGATGAGCTTGGAGAAGGTCAAGAGTACCAAGACTTCTACGCTAATTCACTTAGCGGTCAATACGGTCCAAACAGTGATGCTGAATTGGTAGTTGGCTTGGATCAGTCCGCTAAGGACAGCTTCGTAATGCCAATCCGCCAGCAGCTTCAGGTCTTTGAAGATCCTACTCTTCACAGACAACAGAGAGCTGGTTACTACGGAACCGCAGAACTAGGCTTTGGCGTTTTGGATAACAGAAGAATTCTTCTCGGCTCCTTCTAATTAGCTTCAGTCTATAGACAATCGTTTTAAGGGTTTCTTCTTTTCAGGGGAAACCCTTTTTTCGTGTATAATAAACAAATGTTCTATATATTTTAGGAAATAGGAGTTTAAAATGAGCAATGCTTTGTCGGACTATCTGGAGTCTGGTTTATTACATCATATATTTAGATCGCAGTCTTTTCCAAAACCTACTGAAGTTGCTATAGCTTTATGTAGTGGTTCCCCTTTAGATTCTAATACTGGATCTACAATTCCAGAACTTCCACAATCTGTAAACGGTAGTGGTACTGGCTACGCTAGAATTACTCTTGGAGACCCTCTTGTTAGTGGTGACGCAAAGTGGATGTACACTCAAGCCGATCATGACGCTGGTAGCGGTCTTATCAAAAACTCTGGCTCAATTGTTTTTGAGACAGCGCTTATTGATTGGGGTTATGTTTCAGGTATAGCTATTGTTGATGATTCAACTTATGGTGGCGGAAACCTACTAATGCACTCTACTCTTGATAATCCTAGAATTGTATATAAAGGCGACTCAGTAAAATTCGACGTAACAAACCTTCAAATTAAATTTAACTAAGGTTTTAAAATGGCAGAGTATTCAGAAAATCAGTTTTTACAACGTCTGAATTATTATTTTCCAGATAATATAACTCAGCAGATATCCCCAAAAGATATTCGAGATGCATTTACTGATTTAGTTGATTCAACACAAAAGACTTTAGAAAGTCATACTCTTATTTCTCAAAATATAAAAAGTGTTGAATTAAGACAAACAAGTGTTGGTGAACAATCATTAACTAAAACTCATTTACCATACGAGGACGGCGAAGATAATAGCGCGTTCGGATACGCTTCCTTGCAGGGAAATGTTTTTGGTGACAGGAATACTGCTTTAGGCTCTTATTCACTATCTTGCAATTTAGATGGTGACTGCAACACTGCTGTCGGGTACTCTTCAAGCGCCTCTAATATCCAAGGTAACGGAAACGTTTCTGTTGGTTGCAAAACATTATACAATAATAGAAAAGGTAATTACAATATAGCAATTGGTCATGGTGCCGGATACTATATTAACACCAACACAGATTATCAGTTTTTCTTAGGTTCGCACCCAGAAGCTTCTGATACAGATTGTTTAGACGGATCTGGAACGCCCCTTTTAAGAGGTGATTTACAAGAGCTTAAATTAGCAGTTGGTACAAATGAAATTCATAACTATGGAACACTTCAGGTGTCTGGAGATGTGTCTCCAACAACCAGTAGAGTTTCTGATTTAGGAAATGTAAATAGGGCTTGGAGATCTGTTAACGGGATGTTAATATTCCCAGACCCCAACAACGTCAAATCAAATGGAAATATTATACCATGCTTTGAAGGTTTATCTTTAGGTAATCCTAATTTAAGATGGGACGGTTTCTTTAGAGATGTAAATATAGACGGCAATTTAACAGTTGGTGGTGAAACAATATGCGGCTCAGGTTCTGGGGTCAGATATAAAGAAGGTTTCTTTGAAGAAGATATATCTGCACCAAGTGCATTTTGCTCACCCACTTCAGGTTTATTTAGAGAATACCACACATGCGAGGGTTCTTGTCATAGTGGCGATGCCTTTTATGTAATTAACAGAGATGTAAATTTGTCCATAACTGACGGGACATACGGACAAGCGCTTAGACACGGCGAAGAATGGAGACCTATTTGGGTAAGCTGCACTACCGACACTTCATCTCCAATAGTTAATCCGATAGTTAATCCAACATCTCCCCCAACAACTACAACTACTAGCGGTCCAACAACTACAACTACTAGCGGTCCAACAACTACGACCGAAGACCCTCAATTTGTAGCTTCTTGCGACATGACGCCAGAAATAGACTCTAGTATTCAAGATGTATTAGATTCTGGCATTAAGAGCGTGTTAATATCTAGCGCTAGCGGTGATTCAAATCTACCTACGATGGATTTCTATAATGTCGTTACCGATATTACCATTAGTCAGAATTATCTAACTTACGCTTGCGAAAAAATAGACTGTCCATCCCCTTGGGAAGAAGCTTTGAACTGCGTAGAAAGCGGAACATGCTACAACCCGCTTGACCCATCAGTATTCACATGTCCTTGGGGTAGTGGGTTTATGGGTATAGAAACTGACTCTCAAGTTATTCCCGCTGCTGCTTTCAATCCTCCTACTAACAACTTTAGGGCTATATCTAGTGGAGATTTTGTTGACTTTGTAAATAATGAATTAATTCCTAATTGGCCTACAAATGCTATTAATGGAGATTTAGATACGGCTTCTGGTGTACTTGTCCTTGGGTATCATGATAGATGCGGACCTATGACCGGCCTTAGCGGACTTTTTGATAACGCTACCTTTAATCAAGCTGTTTTTGATTTCCAGAAAAGGAATGGGTTGATCTGGCTAAGAGGTAATCATACGGAAGAGCAATTGGACGGGTCTTCTTGTGCTGACGTTGAAAATTTAAATTATGTTTTACATAAATTAAACTGTGAATCTAGATTTTCTACAGAGAGCGGCGTTAAATTAACGCAAAACTCAGAAAGACAAAACGAAGATGATATTATCGGTATATATATTGACCCTTACTACGAAGGTGGGTCTAATAAAATTTGCGTTCCAGATGCCCATAAGTTTTACGGAACTACCGATGGCGGAATTGCAACAAATTTATTTGGTAGCGCTGTAGATAGAATTATTAGTGTTACCAACCCCAATACTTCTGGAAACTTCATAAATCCAATCTTGATTGCAAGTGGAGAAAAATATCCGGGCGGTCCAGACATCCAAGGTCAATATTTAGGTAGCGGTGTATTTACAATGGTCTCTGAGACAGGTCTTGTTTCAGGTGTTTCTTACATTGTTTCAGAAATAGATAAATGTATTTCGTGCCACGTTGCGGGTACTAAAATTTCAATGCCTAATGGTGAATATAAGAATGTTGAAGAAATTGTTGTTGGAGATAAATTAAAAACACTTTCAGGATTTAATACTGTAGAAGCTGTTGAAAAACATTATCTTGGAGAAAGAAAACTGGTGTCTATCAATGATTCAGATTTCTACTTTACTCACGATCATCCAGTTTTGACTCATGAAGGGTTTAAATCAATAGATGCAGAATTTTCAAGATCTTTATATACCATACCTGAATTTGCAGGTAATCTAAAAATTGGAGATAATATATATACTCACGATGGATGGGTGACGATAGATAAATTAGAAACAATCAGCGGTGATTATAACACTCCAGTTTATCATATGGAGATCAGCAATAATCATATTTATTTTGCTAACGAAATAGCTTTCCACAATAAGTCAGTTCTTACTGAGACATTTTGTTTTTATGATAATGGCATTTTTGATGAATGTAAAAAATTTGCTGCTGGAATACATGAATCGACTATAATAAACTATGCAAATGGCCGTGAATATACAATGCTTGAAGGTTTTAATCAACCTTGTGAAGATTGTCCACGACCAACCACGACAACTACAACTGGTGAACCAACAACAACGACTGCCGCGCCCACAACCGCCGAACCACCAACTCCTACTTCAGATCCAAACTCAGGAGGAACTACCTCTAACCCAACGGCTGGTCCTTAATTATTTAAATTAACTAAACAAGGAAAATTATTTTTAGGAAAGGAAATTAATGAAGAAAATAACTATTGGAATGGCTCACCATACAGACTTTCATGGTGTATACTTTAGTATTCAGGATATTTTAAAGGAATTAAAATTTAACGACAGGAAAGATCTATTAGATAGGCTTGAGTTTGTAATTATAGAAAATGCTAAGGATAACGAACACGCAAAATCGGTAAAACATCTAAAGCAATCTACAGGACTTGGTGATAAATTAAGAGTAATCGACCTGTCAGAATCCTATGGAACTTCTTTAACTAGAAATAGAATAATAGAAGAAGCTAATACTGAATTTGTTCTTGTTATGGATTGCCATGTATTCCTATGTCCTGTCGTTGAGACCTTAGATAAATTATTTAACTTTATTGATGAATACCCAGATACAAAAAACCTATATCAAGGCCCGTTAGTATATGACAACCTAACAAACATAACTACGCATTTTAACGATGAGTGGGGAGGTCAAATGTGGGGTCGATGGGGAATGGCTTGGACTTGCAAATGCAAAAAAACAAACTTTTCTATACACCATGTAGATAACCATTGTCAATTTGTTGATCTTGTTAATCAAGCCCCAATTAAAGAATGTAATTATTGTTATAGTAAATTGCCGGAAAATTTACCCTACCCAAGACACGAACCTATTTTAGACCAGTTTGGAGCAAAACCTATAGGTTACGGTAAAGACGAAGAACCATTTGAAATATTTTCTCAGGGGCTTGGATTATTTTTTACGGCAAAAGAACATTGGTTAGGATTTAACGAGCATAGCAGAGGTTTCGGTGGAGAAGAATGTTACATACATGAAAAGTACAGAAAAAATGGAAGAAGGGCGATATGTTTACCATTTTTAAAATGGTTACACAGATTTGGAAGACCTGACGGTGTAAAATATGAACTAACTGTTAAAAATAAAGTCAGAAATTATATATTAGAATTTGTTGAACTAGGATTAGACCTAAAGCCGATTCACCAAGAGTTTGTTGAACGTGCAAAATTTGATGAAAAAGAATATAATTCCTTTGTAGAAGAAGCTAAACAAATATACGGTAAATAATAATGGGAAGACCGCCTATATGTAATTGTTGTGGTATAACTACAGTTTTTCCGACTACCACTACAATTATACCCCCGACAACTCCTCCACCCGAATATTCTTGCCATGTTTGTTTGGGCGGAGCTGCTGGTACATCTTGTTTAGATAATTTAACTCAAGAGCAGTGTGAAAATATAGGCGGTTATTGGCTACCGTTTGCTTGTGGAAATTCCCAACCCGGCTTTGACCTTTGTCCACCTCCTAATTGTGATAATTTCATCAGTAATGATCAAGAAGATATCTGGGAGATCGCCGAAGAACACAATGGTAGCTGGCTTATATGGAGAGATGGACCTAGATTTGGATCTAATTTTGACGTAAATAAAAGCTGTTTACCTTATGATGGAGATTCGTCTGGAGGTGCTGTGTATGCTAATGTTAATCTTAGCGAAGGTGCATTTTACTTTCAATTAGTGCTTAATGGAATTGAAGCAAGTATTGCTAGAGTAGAAATTCGCAATTTATCTACCGGCGAGCTTATCCACGGGAGGTTTTTTAACTGCGCTGCGGCGGGATGTCCTTGCATTGATTGTGGTGACGGACCAGAGTATGGTGGTGGATCAGCGTCATGCTGCTTTTCAGACATCGCAATAATTCCAGAATATGGTTGTTATCAAATTGTTTTCTCAACTTCGTCGAGGGCTTCGTTTGGAGCCAGACTAAAAATGAGTCGAGGTAATATCAGACCGGCCTGCGCTTCAGATAGGATTGATAGCGATTGTGAAACTTGCCCTCCATCAACAACAACCACTACAACGGGCGGTCCAACAACCACCACGACGGGCGGTCCAACAACCACTACAACGGGCGGTCCAACAACATCTACGACACCCTGTCCATACTTTAAGAGATGCTCATACGAATGGAATGGTTCTAGTTGGGTAAAAATTAGTTCACCGACTGTTGATGGAGTAGATGCTGATTGTATAGCAACAGGATTTGGATGGCCTGCCATATGTCCTGAATATTGTGACAGTTGTTCATGCACTCAACCAAATTACGACCCCGGACAGTTTGGAAGTCATTGCTTAACCATAGATTATAGTTGTTGTGACTGTAGTATAATTAATATTGATGTAGAATGTCCCCCAACTACAACCACAACGACGGGTGAACCAACAACTTCTAGCCCAACTTCTGGTCCATCTGGACCAACCCCAGACCCACTAGGCCCATCATAATAATTTTTAATAATATAGTGTATAATATAAATATATGCAACACTTATTTTAAATAATAACGGAACATAATATGGCTTTAATAATAGCAGATAGAGTAAAAGAATCAACAATCACTACGGGAACTGGAAGAATTTCCCTTAGTGGCGCTACGTTTGGTGGGTTCCAAACTTTTGCTGAAGCCATTGGCGACGGCAATTTAACTTATTATTGTATTCAGAGTTTCGATCAATTTGAAATAGGTCAAGGTACTTACCGCGCTAGCGATAATAGCATAAGTAGAGATACAGTATTTGAAAGCTCCAATAATGATAATTTAATTAACACCGCCGGTGTTAGCATTGTATTCTCTGTTGTCCCTGCGGATAAACTTGTTTACAAAGATGAAGATGACGCCGTAGTTTTCCCGACACCGTTTACATTTAAAAGATCTGACACTGGCGATTATTGGCAGGCTTATTCTACTAACTTTACAAACAGAGTAACTGCATTTCATATCGACGAGGGTGCAGATCCAACTTGGACAATTGGTCTAAAAACTTCTAGTTCAGACATTATAAAACCGTATTATGGATATATTAGTGCAAATGACGGGTTTATCGAACTAAAAGGTAATGCGTATTCTATATTAAGTATTGGTGATCAAACTAACGAAGGTCTAAAGGTAGACCACAGATATCAAAGAATATTAGACCTGACAAAAGATGGTGGTTCCATATATGTTAGCACACTTGACATTGATACCACTCAAAACACCACTATAAAAAATACCACTATATCTAGTAATGTTTTAGATGTAGAAGCTAGTGTTGGTCATACAGCCGATCTACAAACTTGGAATATTTCTACAGATGAAATAGCTAGTATAAATAGTGATGGTGACTTTGAAACAATCGGTGACATTATTGCTCCGAGCGGCAGATTCCATGCTATTAGATTTGCTGATACAACTATTCAAACAACTGCCGCACTACCATTTGCTAGCGGCGCCTTTATAGATCAAAACGCCGCAGATATAGCAACTCAGAGTGGTTATTTCCAAGATTATATAGACGGGCTAGATCACACAGCGACCGCTGTTAGTGGCTGGGCGGAAAGTTACATAGATCAAACAAGTGGAAATCTACAGGTACAAATAGATATTAATGAAAGTAATATAGCTATAGTATCTGGACTTATTGGTGACGCGGATTTTCTTCCCGGAGCTAGCGGTGGTCTGATAGACCAGAATATTGCGGACATAGTAACAGCTTCGGGTGCTTTGCGTGACAGTATTAATGAATTAGATTCTGATCTCACGACGGCATCTGGCGCTTTGCGAGACAGTATCAATGAGTTAGATTCTGATCTTACAACTGCCTCTGGCGCTCTTAGAGATGGTATCAACCAAAATGTCGCTGATATCACGACTGCTTCTGGAGCTTTGCGTGACAGCATCAATCAAACAAACACGGATCTAGCAACCGCTTCTGGTGCGCTTCGCGATTCTATTAATCAAAACACATCAGATATTGGAACTGTATCTGGACTGCTAACTCCTAGTGGTGAGAGTTTTGACTTTACTAGTAATATACTTACATATAATAATAGTTATGGCGGTAACTTCACAGCTGATTTATCTAGTCTATCCACTTTTGATACTAGTGGTGTTAGTTTAGCTTATTCTGCTGGTACACTTACTTATACAAATAATGCTGGTGGAAGTTTTGATGTAGACTTGTCAAGTATCAGTGGTGACGTTTACGCTATGATTGTAGATGGGGCGCCAAGCACTCTTGATACTCTTAACGAGATAGCCGCCGCCCTTAACGATGACGCAAACGTAGCCAACACTCTAACTACTTTAATTGGTACTACAAGTGGTAATCTACAATCACAAATAACAGATAATGATAGTGATATATCACAATTAAATATTGATGTTGATACTGTATCTGGATTGTTGTACGGTCACTGGACAGTTAGTGATGGTGTTAATTCAGAAAATATATATGCTGGTGAGACGGTTTCCTTTAGCGGTATTGGCGGAACTTTTGTTTCTTACGACAATGCTACTAATATTGTTTCTATCAGTGGTGCTTCTGACCCAACAGGTGTTGTTAGTGGGATTGCTTTCTTTGGTGATGAAGGAATTTTAACGGGTAATGGCACATTAACTTATGACGGCCAAAATATTGAGGTTGGCGGTTATATAAATGCCAGTGGAGAAAGGGTGATAACCAGCCCAGACATCCACCATATTGTACAGCTTACACAGGCTGAATATGATGCCATCACACCAGACTCGGCCACTTTCTATATTATTACAGATGCGCCGTCTATATCTGGATATTTGGAATCTCAAGACACAGCTATATCTGGTTATTTTGAATCCATAACAGATCAATTAAACACTGATATAATAACTGTCTCTGGACTAACCCCTACAGGAATTCCTAGTGGTTTAACATTTTTTGCTGATGATGCTAGCTTAACAGGTAATAATACATTAACTTATGACGGTCAAGATATACGTCTTAGTGGTACGATGTATGCTAGCGGTGAAAGAATTATCACCAGTGATGAAATCTTCCACATTAAACAATTAACGCAGGCTGAGTATGACGCTATAACGCCAGATTCCGCCACGTTCTACATTATTACTGATGCTAGTGAAGATGCGGCTATTTCTGGGTATTTTGAATCTAGGGTAGATCAAGCTGACGCTGACATCGCTACCGTTTCTGGCCTTCTTGATAGTGTAAATCCAACGGGTACACCAAGTGGTATTTCATTCTTTGATGACAGCGGTAGTTTAAGTGGTAATAATACATTTATATATGATGGCGTTGATGTTGCGCTAAGTGGCAATATTGTGGCTAGTGGTAAAAGGGTTATTACTAGTGATGAAATTTATCATATAAAACAGCTCACACAAGCGGAATATGACGCGCTAAGTCCAGACCCCGCAACCTTTTACATAATTACAGATTCATCTGTAGAGGGTCCAATTCAATACCCAATACGTACTGTTTATTCTGATACTGCAATTCAGTTGACGGACTATTCATTACTAGCTGGCTCTGGGTTAAACTTTACTTTACCAACATCTGTCGGTAATAGAGGGACGGCATTTAATGTTAAAAATATTAGTACTGGTACAGTTGTTGTCAGTGGTGTTGGTGGTCAAACTATTGACGGTCAAACATCTGTAGAAATTAGTACTCAATATCAATCTATGACATTCCAATCTGACAATTCAAACTGGGTTATAGTGTAATGGCAAATCTTAAAGTGGGCAATACGAACGTGGGTAGAATATCGGTTATAGAACCGTATGATGATTCTACGCCTTCAGATAATGATGGTTTTGAGTCTTGGGTTCGTCCTTCTCATTGGTTAGATATGCCAGTTATGAATTCTGGAGATGAAAAAATAAGTATTTTGCTTGCGATACCAAGTGGAATTCAAACTCCATATCGCGTGCAATTATTTGGCACAGAGGTTAATGCTTCAATTTCTCATACTTATTCTACAATTGACTGGGGGGATGGAACTTCTGGTCTTCTAACTGGGTACTATAATAACCAGACTTATATAGATCATACATATTCATTTGAAGATCTTGATCAGTCCACTGAATTCATTCAAGATGGAATTTTAAACAGGCAGGCTCTATTAAATATAGACAATAGTGTTAGTGGATGTAGATATTTTAATACTTTGTGGCTTGGTCCAAATGCTGTTAGTGAAGGAAATAACTTATTATATAATAAGGGGAATACTACCAGTATATTAGAATTAAATATTGCTTCTGATATGCTTGAAATTCTTACTACTTGGAATAACCAATACCCAAGAAACTCTATAATGCAAAGATTTAAACTTATAGGCGATTGTAAATTAACAAGCGCCACAAATCTTTTTTATGACTGTCGTGATTTACAGTCAGTAGAACTTCCTAGCGGGTTTCTTTCTAATGCAACTAGCGTACCTAGTATGTTTAATAATTGTCATAAGTTAAAAGTTGCACCTTGGTTTGACACAAGCAACTTAACAAATATGGGCGCAATGTATAGTAACTGTTTTTCTCTTAGGAGTGTTCCGCAGTATGACACCTCTAATAACACTAGCTTTTATTATTTTTTTAATAATTGTAGAGCTTTAAAACAAATTCCTTATCTTGACCATTCTAGTAGCACAAACTCTTATGCTGAGTTTAAAAATTGCGTTTCTTTAGAAAAGATTCATTCTGGAATTGATTATTCAAATACAACAAGTACGCAAGAAATGTTTGCGACTTGTTTGAGTTTAAAATCTGTTCCTAGCGACCTTTTTTCAACTATGACCAATGTATCTATTGCTCGTTCTATGTTTGCCACTTGTGTAAGCCTTGAAAGTGTACCGCCTGTAGACCTGCCATCTGCGACAGAGGTTAATAGTCTTTTTTCAAGTTGTACTAATTTAAGGGAAGTTGAAATAGAAAATGTTTCAAATGTTACAACCGCAACATACGGTATGGGTTCAATTTTTAATGATTGCCGATATTTAGAAAAGGTTACATTTAATAATCCAGAAGAGATTAATGCTTCAAGAATTGAAAATATGTTTAGGGAATGTAGAAAATTGAAAGTAGCGCCGTATTTTAATACTTCTAGCGGGACTAATCTTACAACTATGTTTACTAACTGTTACGATTTAACAGATGTTCCAGTATATGACTTAACAAGTGCTACGAATACAACTTCTATGTTTAACAGTTGCGTAAGTGTCAGAAAATTTAATGGTTTTAACACAAAAAATAGCAACCTTTCATATATGCCAAATATGTTTTATAATTGTCCAAATCTTGAAGAGTATCCGTCTGGGATTTTTGATGGGCCAGTTCCTGTATATAGGATAGATAATTTTTGTTATGAAGCTTACAAACCTGATGGAGTTTTTGATGAGGATATAGTTGCTAGTGGTTATTATGCGTTTCAGCGTAATTACAGTTTAGAAACTGTAAATAATTTTACTCCAAGTGGTAATTGCCAAAATATGTTTTACTACTGTTCATATTTACGTTCGCTTGGAGATTTAGATTTCACACACGTAACAGATTTGACAAATTGGCTTTATGGTGCTTGGAGTAGATTTGAATGGTCGGATATAAAAAACGTTAGTGTTGATCATAGCTATGCTAATTGTTTTTTAAGCAGTGGCGCAATATCACATATAATAAATAACCTTCCTACGGTTTCTAGCACTACAAGTATCTCATTTACAAATTGCTGGGGCGCGCAAAATCTTCATCCCGACACAATATCTATAGCTACCTCTAAAGGCTGGACAGTTACAACATAAGGTGATAAAATGGCAGTTATAAAAGTAGGAAACAACAGTATAGGTAAGATATCGGTTATTGAACCGTATGATGATCCTATTGGGTTTATTGAAGAACCGGAACCAACTTGGACGCGCCCAGACTACTGGTTGGACATGCCAGTTATAAATAGTGGCGAAGATAAGTGCGCTTTCTTGTTTGCTGTGCCAAGCGGAACTAACGGCACTAACGACTCTCTGTTAAATTATTTTGCCATTAAATTATACGGCGGTCTAATATCCTCTAGTCAATATAATACCGACTTTACTATAGACTGGGGTGATGGAAATTCCGACTCTATCAATCAGTATGGCGGAATTCCCCCAAATCCAATAGAACATGAATTTGATTTTTATTCTCTACCTGAGTCCACTCAATTTATTGATAATGGCACAACCTATAGACAGTCCTTAATAACTGTTGAGGCAAACAGTGGAGTTGCAAATTTTGATTTTAAGTACAGGAAATATCATGGATCTTTTAGTAGGAATGTTCCTAAGTTAAACCTCCTTGAATATAATATTAACCTACCTAACGCTACAGAGGTTACAGCTAACCATTATAATGGTTTTCATATGGATATGCACTTGCTCAAAAAAGCTAAGGTATATGCCCCTAATGTTATTCATTTTAACGCACTTTTTGACGGATCGTGGAGTCTTGAAGAATTAGATATTTACAGTGGGGTTATGCCTAACTTAACAGGCGTTAATCATATGTTCTCAAGGTGTGGCATAAAAGAGTTGCCAAAGCTTGATACGTCAAATGTTGTTGATTGTAAGTACATGTTTCAGCAAATGCAAAATGTAAACAGTTTACCGTCTGGATTATATGATTTCGGCAGCATAACTGGTTGTCAAAATACATTTTATCGCTCTAGTTTTGAAGATGTCCACTTTGATATACCTAGCACAGTAACTAGATGTGAAAGTTTATTTAATACTTGTCTAAAAATAAAAAAGATAAGTGGTAACTGGGACACATCTAACTGTTGGTATATGACCAGTATGTTTACCGACTGCTATAAGTTAGTATACTTACCAGATCTTGATTTTTCTGTCGCTCAAGATATTAATTATATCTTTTCTAATTGCTATAATCTCAGAAAATTACCAGACGTAATATTACCAGTTTGCACAACTGCTAGAAGTTCGTTTTCAAACTGTAGGTCAGTTGAAGAAATAACTATTGATTTAAGCAATCCAAACGATAATAACATAAGATATGAAAATCTTTTCTTTAATTGTTCTTCCTTGAAAAAAGTTAATATGTTGAGCAATAAAATATATACTCAAAATACAACTGGCGCTCAAAGTATGTTTGGTGAATGTAAGTCTTTACGACATATGCCTTACGTTGACTTATCTGGAGTTACTAATGTACATGGATTTTACAGTAATTGCACTAATTTAAATATCATAGACGGTCTTAATGCCCCACGTGCCACTAATACAGATTACATATTTGACGGCTGTGTTAGCCTAGAAAAAATCAAAACTCTCAATATTGCTTCAGAAGCGACTAGTCTAACTAGAGGGCTCAGAGCGTTTAGAAATTGTCGTTCATTAAAAGAATTTCCACAGGGCATAAATCTTGCTAACTTTTACTTGGCTCAAGATTTCTTTTCAAATTTAAATTGTTCTGGAGAAATTGATATTGATTTTTCTGGATGTATAACTGCTAATAACCCCGGAAGTACAAATTGGTTTGCAAATATGAACTGGGGTAGGACGCCACTTGTAGTTAAAAATTTATCAATACCCTCTGGCGCCAAACTAGACACTATGTTTTATAGCAACGGAAATTTAGTTTCTATTCCGTATGTAGACGCTTCTAACATGGATTCCTGTAGTCAAATGTTTAATTACGCAACAGCTCTTGAACAAGGGGCGTTATCTGGAGTTGCTAAATCTATCGGGTATTATAGATGTCCACTTTCAAGTGGCGCTGTTATTGATATTATAAACGGTCTTGCCAGCGGGGTTGTTGGTCAAACTATTGATTTGCGGCAGGTTCCGGGCGCATATGCAATAAGTAGCGAAGAAATCTCTGTGGCAACATCTAAAGGTTGGACTGTTTCAACATAAGGTATATAAATGACAATTAAAATAGGTAATACAGAAATAAATGCGGTTTCGGTTATTGAGCCTTATGGGGACGATCTAACTACTGTTGCAGATGAACCACTTGAGCCGTGGGTTAGGCCGTCGCATTGGCTGGATATGCCTGTAATTAATAGCGGCGATCAAAAATGCGCAATTTTATTTGCAGTAGCCAGCGGTGAAACGCTTGATAATTATTTTAAAATAACTGCGTATGGTATAGACCCTCCGGGAACTGTCCATACTGATTTTAATATTGACTGGGGTGATGGAAACACCTACTATTGCAACGTAGCCCGTGGTAGACATACCGCCGACCCCTCAGAAAGCACAGAGCATAAATTTGAATTTGATAATCTGAATCCAGACACTCAGTTTGAGGATAATGGAATTCTTTACAGACAGTCATTAATACAGTTTGATGCACCTTTAAGTGGAATATCAACTTTTTATTTTAAGCTGGATAAAAATTACACTGGAGGCTACAGGGTCAACCCTAGAAACATATTAGAGTATAATATTAATTTACCGCAGGTTTTGCAGGTCGGTGGAAATATTTATGGCTATAATACACGCAACGACTTATTAGAGAAAGCGAGGCTTTATATCCCTTCAGTTTCAAATCTGGCGCACTATTTTAATGACGCGAAAAGATTGCGATCTGTTGAGTTCGGCCCATTTAATAATTTAACAGAAGTTAGAGGATTATTTAGAGGTTGTGAAAGTTTAGATGCGGTTCCCTCCGTAGATACGTCTAATGCTACTGTTGTTGGTAGCATTTTTCAAAATACTGGCTTAACAGAGTATAACAATGAGCTAGATTTTAGCGGTTCAACTGATTGGACAAATTTATTTTATAATTGTAGAAAATTAAAAAAAGCGTATATAAACATCCCCTCTGGCGTAACTCGTACTACTAGCATGTTTAGCCAATGCAGGAACTTAGTTTCAGTTTCTGGTAATTGGGATTTTTCTACCGTTTTTGATTGTCAGGATACGTTCTATCAGTGCGACTCTGTAGTTCGCGTTCCAGATATTGATTTTTCCAATGTTAACAACGCTAGGCGGACTTTTAATGGGTGCATTTCTCTTAACCAGCCAATAACACTAAACGTTCCAAATTTAACAAATGGAGAGTCTATGTTTTCAAGCTGTCGCTCCATGACTTCTTTGACAATAGAGGATCTTTCGGGCGCCAACTCTCCGAGAATTAATTCAATGTTTAGTAGTTGTTATAGCTTAAAAAACTTAAAGATAATAAATCCAAATATCAAAGGTGATTCTTCCTACGGTTTAAATGGGCTTTTTTCTAGCTGTATTGGTTTAGAGTATGTTCCCAACATAAATGCATCCGGCAACACTAGAGTAGACAGCATGTTTTCAAATTGTGTTTCACTAAAAGAAGTTGGAAAAATAGATACTCCAGATTGTACCAACTTTAGCTCCATGTTTTATGATTGTAAACGATTAAAAAAACAAGGTGTTTACGACATAACCGCTAATGGCACGGGCGACGTAAACACTTACAGAATGTTTTATGGCTGCAATGATTTAGAACAGATCCCAAATTTTGATTTTTCTAGGGTTTATCAGGCTAGAGAAATGTTCATTAGTGTTTTGGCTACTGGCGTTATAGGTACTTTAGATTTGAGCAACATGAACAGAGAAACAAGCACAGACTCAAATAAAGCATATGCAATGTTTCAAAGTTGTCAATTTGAAAAAATAGAAAACTTAATACTCCCTCTTAGCGGACAATTTAATTCAACATTTAATGCCTGCAAATTAAAAAGTATTCCATACATTTCTGTGCCAAGTGGATATTATTATGGAAATACATTTAATAACTGTTATAATTTAACGCAGGGCGCTCTTTCTGGTATTAATGTTAGTATTGGTTATTATAGGACAAATTTACCAAGTGGCGAGATTTATAAATTAGATACAATTTCAATAGCCACCAGTAAAGGTTGGACAGTCACTACTTAAAAAGGAGAAAAAATGGCACATATAGAAGAAGGTTACTACAAATACGAGGAAGAAAGAAATTATGTTCAGCACGCTAATAATGTGTATAATAGTACGTACACTTTGTTAAAATCCCAGCAGGATTCATACGAACTACCAGTGGACGGCTGGTATTTCTTTTCAACTCCCCAAGCGGCCTGTGAGTTTTTTGGGGTTGACATAGCAGAACATGATTTATGACCCAGATGCGGAACAAGATCCAGACGGTCATCTTCATCCAGACGAAGGAATAGATCCACATGTCGTATAACCCAGTACCAAAACTTACAAACGGCAACGCTACATTTGATAACGATTTGAATGTTAGCGGCATTTCTACTTTTGATGCTGGTGTAAAGACGGCCCTAAGAACTGAGGTTGATGGCGCTACCATCACCTTTGACATGGACCAGTCTAACAATTACACTGCGGAATTAGGGGGAAATCGTACACTTGCCGTTTCTAATGTTGATGCTGGGCAAAAATTCACAATACGATTAACGCAAGATGCCACTGGCAGCAGAGAGCCAACTTGGTGGAGTGGGATTACGTGGCTTACTTCTGACGGTTCTGAACCCACATTAAAGACTGGCTCTGGAGAAATAGACTATTTTGGTTTTATATCTACTAGCGGTGGGTATTACGAGGGTTTTCATTTAACAGAAGCTGGAGGTGGCGGTGGAGGCGGAAGCTCCACAATAACCGTCAAAGAGGCGGACGGAACCCCGAACGTATCCAATGTTAGCACAATTGTAGTTAGTAATGGAACTTTGACCGACGATGGCGGCGGACAAGTCACGATTACGACTGGCGGTGGCGGTGGTGGTGTAGGTAGTGGCCTACCTTATTCTTCTGGAGATTATTTCCTTCAAGAAATTAGAACAAACTCTGCTAGTGGCGTTGCTATATCTGGATATTTTGAGTCTAGGGTGGATACAAACGCTGCCGATATTGTCACAGTATCTGGTTTAATTGGTGGCGGCGGAGGTGGTGGACTGCCATATTCTTCTGGAGATTATTATTTACAAGAAATTAGAGCAAATTCAGCCAGCGGTCTAGTAAATCTTAATAGTATAAACACTATCTCTGGTTTAATACCACCTAATACATTTGATATAACTGGTGGTGATGGTACTAATTATACAATAGATGCTATGGGTCTAAATAGTGCATCTGACCCAACAGTGTACCTACACAAAGGTCACACATATATATTTAATAAAACTTTTTCTGGGCATCCATTTAGAATTTCTGACACAGACGGTGGAAGTGTTTATCAAGATGCGGATGGTAATAATATAGAAATTGGGTCTTCTGCTGGTGCAGTTACTTTTGAAGTTCCACAAGACGCTCCAGATAAACTGTACTACTATTGTACTGCTCATCCGTCTACGATGAAGGGTATTATTTATACAACCGCAGACGGCGCAACTTCTGGATACTTTGAGTCGCGAGTAGACGCAAATCAAGCTGCAATTACTTCCAATGATGCGGATATAGCATATTTATCTGGTATTGCCGTCTATGGGTCGGGTCAGACCTTACAATCTGTCACAGATAACGGTGCCACCACTAATAACGCTATTGTTATAAGTAATACATTAGAGGCCGAAACTGTATTAGCAGATATAGATGGCCCAATCATTCTAGAATGTAAAAATGACACTGGTTCTACAATTAATGCTGGAACACCCGTTTATGTTAGTGGGTATTTCTCCTCAAATGGAAAAGCTTTAATCGCGCCCGCCGTTGGTAATGATCCCACAAAAATGCCAGCTATCGGTTTAGTTGCCGATAATCTAACAACTGGAACAGAAGGTCACGTTCACGTATTTGGATTAGCTAGAGGGTTTGACACCTCTACATTTACTGTTGGTCAAACTGTTTATGTAGACCCAACCGCTAGCGGACTCACAAATGTAAGACCTACTGGTATTAATGAATTAGTACAAAATATGGGTCGTGTTTTGCGCTCTGATGCTTCTCAGGGGCGCGTATTACTACTTGGTCCCGGTAGAACTAATGATGTTCCAAACAGTGGCTCTTTTGAAATACTAAATGCCACCACTGGTAATTTTGAACATATGAACTTAACGTCTGATGACACGACTCCTACGTTCACATTTACTGGTTCTGGCGTAACTGACACACCTATTAATTTAGAAGTCCGCTCTAGTTTAATGAGCGCCACTGGCTCAGGAACCGCCCTATTATTCCAAGGCACTCAAGGTCAGTTATTTAGTATTACGGACAATCTATCTAGTGGTACTATTTTTAATGTGTCTGACATCACTGGTCTACCCATGCTTGAAGTTACGGCTTCTGGTGATGTAGAAATTGGTGAGTTTGCCGACAATATTACTATCCACCAACCTGTCCTATTATCTGGCGGTGTTCCCTCCAATACCACTAATAAATTATATAATGATAATGGTACACTATATTTTAATGGTAGTACACTTGGGTATGATGACACGGCAATATCTGGATATTTTGAGTCGCGTGTAGATCAAGCGGATGTTGATATCGCGACCGTTTCTGGTTTGTTGTACGACGATGCCGCTATTTCTGGCTATTTTGAGTCGCGTGTAGATCAAGCCGACGATGATATAATTTCTTCTTCTGGTTATTTTGAAGATAATATTCTAGAGCTTGTTGGGGTTAGCGGTATAGATGTTACTTCTGCGGGTTCCACTGTTAATATTAGTGCGGGTTCACTTTCTGGATATTTTGAAAACCACCACATAACTACGGCGGCCACTTCTAGTTCTAATAATACTGGTTCTACTTTTATACAAGGTGTATTGTTAGACAGTTATGGGCATGTTACTGGTATCAATACCGCTATTGCTCCTGACACTGACACCACTTACACTGATGGCACTGGCCTAAGTCTAGTTGGTACTACATTTAACACTGCGGGAACGGGTAATTTTACCCAGTTGACTTTTGATAATGAAAACGTACAAATTGGTACGGATTCTTACGCTATTAGTACTGGTGTTTCTATAGGTTATCAAGCGGGGTCTGGATATACTGGCACACAAGTAAACAATGTCTTCATTGGTACAAAGGCTGGGGCAGAGGCTTATGTAAATAATGCTCGTAGTGTGTATATAGGAAATGAAGCTGGATACGACTCATTTGGTACTGATGGTGTTTATGCTGGACATCAGGCTGGTAAAAATCAATATGGAACAAATTCTGTTTTTATAGGAAAGCAAGCTGGTTATCGCAGCAGTTGGCAGTCCAGTCAAAATAGCATGGGTTCTATTGGTATTGGCAATTTAGCTATGATTTATTGCCTTGGGGGGATTGGAGATATATGTTTTGGTGGAGAGGCTGGCCGTAGCATGACTGGCGATTATAATTTCGCCGTTGGTGGTCAAGCTGGATATAATATAACTGGCGATAATAATATAGAAATAAGGATGGGTAAATCTGGGGCCAGTATTATTGGTTCCAATAGTGATAAATTACACATTCAAGAAACTATAATCGGTGACACCTCCAGTAAACTCCTCGCCATCGGAAACGTCGGCAGTGCTGATCTAACCCCAGACGCGACCTTAGAAGTTAAACCAAATGCGACCACGGATGTTGGTATTATCGTTCAAGCTGTGGCTTCACATTCTGTCAACCTACAAGAGTGGCAAGATAGCAGTGAAGTTTCAATGTTGGCGGTTGGTCCTGATGGTGGACTTGAAATTCCAAACAAAGTCCCCGTAACCACCACTAATAAATTATACAATAATGCTGGAACACTAACCTTCAATGGCTCTGCTGTCGGTGGCGGTGGTGGATCTAGTTATACTGCTGGTAGTGGACTTACATTATCTGGTACTGAATTTAATGTTTATGGTGGTAGTGGTAATTTTGAATATATAGAACTAACAACAAATAATACTGTTGTACCTAAAATAGAGTTTACTGGCTCTGGAGTGACTGACACTCCAATTAGAATGAAAGTATTATCCAGTCATGCCAGCGCTAGTGCTTCTGGAACCGCCCTTAGTTTTGAGGGTACACAGGGACAATTATTTGGTATTACTGATAATCTATCTAGTGGGACCATATTCTCTGTAAATGATATTACTGGTTTGCCGATGATAGAGGTGGATGCCAGCGGTGATGTTAAAGTGGGCCGTTTTGCTAATTCTGTTGTGCTTTACTCGCCGTCTGTGAACGGCTCAGTTCAGGGCGATCTAGATGTGACGGGCGCGTTTACGGCGACCACCAAGAGCTTCTTGATTGACCACCCATCTAAAGAGGGGATGCGTCTTCAGTATGCGTCTTTGGAAGGCCCAGAAAACGGGGTTTATGTACGAG